TGATAATATTTTTTTTGTTTTATTGATTCATCAACCCCTGGTCCAAAGGTTGTTCGTATTTTTTCTGCTTTTATCTCATGAAAGGGCAAGAGCTCGAATTTTGGGGATACAGTGTTTGTCGGTATATACAACCGATTTGCACAATCTTTAAAAATTTCTGTTTTTATTGCATCTTTCTTTTTTGATGCCCCAAACAAAGTATATGGTAATCCTGATGATTTATCAAGATTCAATATTATTTTATCTCCTGTTTTTAGTGGTTCTGTGGTTAAGATCGGCGTTAAGTACTCCTCCCACAATTTTTTCGCCCATGAGTATTCTTTATCACTCATGTCTGGATGTATTTTTTGTTTATCACATTTTTTTAATGATATTTCAATATTTCTCTTTGTTGCCTTAACAGGCCGTTGATCCGCATGCTGTGAAACAAACGGGAGATTTTTACTGAATTTCTCATAATAAACATCATGTGTATCATCAAAATTTACATCATATATCTTATTTTGGTATTTTTTCAAGTAACCAAGAACTGGTAAATGTTGAAAAAAGCTATTTTGATTTCTCGTAGGGGGATAGACATGGAAATATCCATTACCAAAACCACCCTCTAAATCGTTGAGAAGTCATTCTCGCGCGATTTCAACCAAAATCTCACCAATTCCTAAAAATAGATTGGCTACATCCTGGCCTCGCGTTCCAACGTGCATTCCACAAATTTCATTCTTTGACATAACAGGGCTTCCACAGTCCCCTGCCATTGATCCATATTTCACATTATATTCCCCATTCTGATGTGGTCGCGCTCCTACTGTACTAGAATAAAACCATTTTCCTTTTCTTTCTAAAATTGCATTTAATTGAATATCAATATAATTTGGTAATACAGCTACTGATCTTTTTTTTTTAACTAGTCCTACTGCTTTTTCATTAAAAGTCCATGCCAGATCATATTTTCCTGATCCAAATATAAATTCACTTTTATGGAGAATTACTTCTTGTTTTATATCATTTGCTTTCCTAAACACCAAAGTATCGGTGTCAGTAAAGAAATGTTTTGGTACAATTAAACAATCTTTTTCAAATTTCTTTGCAGCACTACTGGGGTTTATCCTAAAAGAATGCCCCAGTTCCAA